ATTGCTTTAGAAGTAGCCCAACCATCCTTATCAAAGTCTGCTTCCATCTCTACATTAGTCGATGCAGCTGCAAGTGAATCAACAAGAATAGTTACTAACCTATCCTTTGAACTTTCACGAACCTTTGCTACTATTTCTTCTACTGCTGCGAATATATCTTCAACAGTTTCTAAATGTAGATACAACATATTATTAATATCGACACCAATAACTTTCAGAAAGTCTTGACTTACTGCAGTTTCAGTATCAATATAGACTGCTACACCACCTTTTTTCTGAGTTTCAGCTAAAAGATGTGCACCAACTAAAGATTTACCACTTGATTCTAAACCATTTAGTTCCGTTATTCTACCAACTGCTATACCACCATGTGGTCGGTTTGATATTGCCAAGTCTAACAAAGTAGAACCTGTGGAAATAAATTCTTTTATATCGGTTGGTGTAGTATCGCTACCATCAAGAAAATAAGCAACCTTAGTATCCTTGAATTGTTTATTCAAACTGGCGGCGAGTTGTCCTGCCAATTCATCTCTTGTTGACATAAACTTCTCCTAATTTTATATAACTTAGGGGAGCGAAAGTCGGAACTCGCACTCCCCAACTTACTTGTTTTCTTTTAGTTATTAAACAGATCGTCAAATGCTGCTGACACATCCTCTTTTACTTCTTCATTAACTGAAGATTTTGATTCAGTTACAGACTTTTCTTGTGATTCTTCATCTTCTGATGGGTTTAACCAATTGTTCAGAACTTCTGTAAGTTCATCGTAGGTTTGTTCCTGATATATTTCAGTAATATCCTTTTGGTTATCCATTAGATTTTCAAGAAGAGTTGCATCTTCCGTAATCGGGGTTTGATTTGGTTTAACCCTGATTGTTGTTTTTGGAAACGAAGCTCCAACTTCTTCTGCTGTCTTGAACTCTACAGTAATATCACGACCATTCATTTGATCGGTAATATCACCATAATCAGGATCAGCGATGATGGAAAGCAGTTCTTGATAAACTGTTTTGCCAAAACCCCAAAACTTCACACCTTGATTCTCTTCACCACGTATGACTACTGGAGCAAAAGTTCTCATCTTAGACTCGATTTTACGAGCTAGCTGATAGTCTTCCTTGTTACCCGAACTTTTGAGTTTTTGAGAAAACTCTTCGATTGGGTCTGGACGACCGAATGACATTGGTGAAAGATAAGATTTTCTACCCAAATCATAATGGAAAAACAACTCAATGAAAGGATTGTCCTTATTAAATTTATAAGGAACTATTCTTAGTTGAGTTTTGCCAGGTGATGGCTTCCATAGATTTGATGTGCGATTGTTTGTGATTTGAAGTTGACCTAGACGCTTCTTCAATGCGTTAATATCCATTAGATATCTCCTATTTGTTATTCGTTAATTGTTTAATTGTCACTAAATTATTTGTAACTGTTTTCATACATATATAAGTATAATATATATTCTCCAAAATGTAATTTATTTTTCTTCAATATCAGATTTCCATGTTTTTGTATGTATTATTGAATATACCCTTGTTGGTATTTCATACAGCCCCTCTTCGTTTGTCAGTAACATACGATTTCTGTAGTTCTCCCACGGTATTGGAAATGAATTATCTAACACACCATTGTTCAGTTTCTTAACTAACTCATTTAGTGCGTTGATTGTATATAAAGAGTTTGATTGTTTCTTTCTATGTATAGAAATTGTATCTACTGAACTCTCAATGTAATCTTCAGTTGCTTCTACGTTGTATGTGCATATCAATTGATGATAGTCATTCTCATTCTGAAATACATATATCTTGTCGAACACTATATCGTTACAAGCTATAATCAAATCTATTGTTTCGTATAATCTATTCCTTTTACAAAATGTTGCCAGTAGTTGTGTTTTCATTATTTTTTCCCCTTAAAGCAATCCTGCATATCTTTACTATAACTCATAGTGTTTTGTGTTTTTCCAGCTGCACCATTTTTTGAACGATAAGTTTTGTATCCTATTTCTGTTCTTTTACCTTTTTTATCGATGACGTATGTGTATACATTTTTACCAGTTACATTTCCTTTTTTATCATATTGTAACTCATCTACCTCTTCTATCTTCATATCTTCTTCAAATTCTTTTGAATTTTTTACACCTAAACATTTTTTTAAAACTTCACCATCAACTATATTTCCACCCATATTAACATCCATCGCTGCTCCCATGATACTATTGGGATTTCCCTTTTCATATTTCTTAGGTGGATAATCCATCATATTAAAGTGAAAAGACCTTGATACTTCTTTTGCTTCCATTGATGTTCCAAGTCCCTCTTTCAATTCATTTAGTTTTTCAACTCTTTCTCTTTGCATAGAAACTACTTGTTCTCTTTGTTCGGATAAATTTTTCTTAACGTCTAACCCACCTATATCAGGATTTCTTTTTTGAACAGCTAACCCAACTTTGTTTATAGATTTTGTTACTTCAGCTGTAAGATCATTGTTATCAGCAGCGTATCTTAACAACATTTTATATTGTTCTTCCAAAGTTAAATCGTCATCAAGAGTCTTTCCCTCAGGCAAATATTTTTCAAATTTGCTATTTGCTGGCGGTTCTCCATTATCTCCATACAAAGCTTTACTCATATTCTTTTGAGCACCTTGTGGATTAGTTTTTAAAACCTCTGAAACCTCTTCTTCGGATACAGTCAATAATGCATTAGCTACAGCTGCTGCTTGATTATTGTAATTTTCTTCTATATCATTTATTTTTTCACTATATTCATCAATAAGTTTTTTAGCTTCTTCTTTTTCTTTATCTGTCAAGTTTGGATCGTTATCTATATAATTTTTAAAATTTTCACCCTCTTGCATCAATGTTGAATTGTCTTGAATATCATTAGTGGTGGTTTTATCAGAATGAAATTGTATTAACAGATTACCTTTATCATCGGTGACAAAAGTAGCAGTATCGGATGGATTCATTCCTTTACCACCTGCTCGTATAAAAGCTATAGCATCTTCTTTGTCTACTTCCTGTCCATTAGGTAAAAGAACTGTTTTAGCTTCTTCTATCATTCTAACTTGAGCATCCATAGATTCTTGTGCTCCATAAAAAGTTTCAACCTTTTTTGGTTTACCAAATTTTTTGTTTTTCTGTAATTTTTTAACTCTTTCTTTTGTTCTCTCAAGTTTCTTTTTAGCTGACCTAGCAGAAACTAAACATTTAGAGTAGAGTTCTGTATTTTCTATATCTTCAGGTATATCTCTTTTACCTATACCGACAGTTGCTTTTTGTTCTTTTCCAAGATTAGTTTTTTTAGTTCTCTCATACATCTCTCTAGCTAAATCTTCTTCTGTCATATCAGGATTATCCATTAAAATCTTAACTCCCTCTCCTGACATTATTTCATTGAAAGCTGAACCAGCTCCTCCTGGTGCAGGTTTTTTACCTGTTGCTTTTTGATAACCAGTATATCCATGTTCTAACATATCACTTTTTACTTGATTATCACCTTTACTTAAATCTCCAGAAACAAAACTCTTTTTCATCTTTTTAGGTTTATCATCTTTTTTAATCTTACCAACATCATCTTTATCCATCATATCCGTTGGACTTGCATCTCTATCACCACCTAATTGTGCATCTACCTTACCACCTTTAGAAAGATTCGTAGGTTTTTTATCATCCTCTTTACCCTTCTTGTCTTTACCATCGTCTTTCTTATCATCTACAGGTACAAGTTTGTCATCATCTACTTTGTGGGTAATTCCTTTTTTATTTTCAGGACCATAACCATTTCTTTTCCACACCAAACCCATTTTTTTAGCTTGTTGTGCTATTTTAGGATTTGTAGGTTTATCTGGTGCTTCACCCAAAAGAGTTTTGACAGCAAAGTCAACATCTTCTACCAACATACCTTGTTCTATTAGGTAGTTTTGTAGAGCATACACGTGTTCTTTATTAGTGAAGTCAGGTACTGAATAATACCTATCTGCGAAATCGTTAAAAAATTCTTTCCAATCCATCATTAATCCTTGTGAATTTTACCTTTTCGTTCTGTAAACCATTTTCTGAACTTTGCTGGTGTGCCGATGGTTATTGGTTTGTTACCACTTGCTGTTGATAATAATTTTTCTATCTCAACCTTAGCTAATGTATTATTATCTAACACTCTTTGCATTACAAACATATCTATTATCTTTGTATCATAGACAAGAAGTTCATTCCACCAAGCAGTTCTCTTGTTGTGTTTAGAATTAATCAAACTCTTTTTGAATATTTTTTTATTTTTAAGTAAAGTTTTGTTTGCTAAATCAATATAGTCTTTTACATATTTGTTAATGACTGGTCCTTGGTCTTTTTTAACTAATGCTTTATATTCATCATATTCAAGATGATTAGGGTCAGTTGAGGGTAACTTTAACCATCTGTCGTGATATTCTCTTTCTATACTATGCATTTTATCACTAATACTATCAAAATCAATTTTTGACCTTTTTAAAGCATTATACCATATTTCACGTTTTCCATCAAACACGTGAAAAGCATCTACCCATCTACGACCTTGTTTATCAGGTGCGGTATCAAAATCCATAGACCTTTTTGCTAATAAATGTCCTTCTACATAACAAATGATACCACCCATACCTGTTTGAACACCACGACCTTTAGCTAATGATTCAGATTCGTGAGTTGCTGTAAATGTAGATATAGTTTTTTTTCTATTAAGAACATATTTAAGTTGTCGTATCCCATCTGGTCCTGTAATATGAAATGACCTTACAGGTATCTTTTGACCAAGAGCCTTTTCCACAACTGATGGTGTAAGAGGAATCATATCTCTTTGACGAACCCAATTCAATACAGATTTTGTATGAGCAGGATACCACTTATTATCTATCCAACTCGGCCCAGCTTGTTTAGATGGTGCATAAGTGGATTCCATCAATAAGTCTTTAAGTTTAATCATTAAACTTCTCCGTTATATCAATAAGTTCATCATAATTACTTCCCCACGCAACTTTGACTGGATACTTATCTCTCTCTAACACACTTTTTATTTCTGTAAGAAGTGGTAGCCCATCATCAATGTGCATATCAAATAGAAATGAATCATAACTATACAATACAAACTTACTCTTATACTTTTCCATTATCTTCCTAATATCTTTTATAACTAATGCATTCGATTCTGTTTCTAATAACTGAATATAATAGTTAAACAACTTGTTTGCGTTAAAATCATTTCCCCTTATTTCTCTACTATAAATATCGGATTTAATAAAATTCTCTTGCTTATAGAGTTGCCACAATTTGTTAGTGAAGTCCTTTACCTTACCAAAGTAATCTATACTCTCTGCTATGTCATCAGGTATAAATCCATACAAGTATTGAAATGACAAACCCTTTGCTTCCTTGTAACTTATATTAAACTTGTCTGCAAAGTGTTGGTGAACTGATTCTCTTGAGAACTCATAGTCAACCTTTTCTGCGATAAGTCGTAAGTGATATGCGTCATAATCAAACTCAACTAACTTACCCTCACCACCAAATCTACTAATGAACTTTTTACGACTACCATCATTTTTATTTAGTGCTGCGAAGTTAATACCACCAAATCTATTCGATGGACGACCTGTAGATGTAAATGGATTATATTCTGAATATACCATGCCATCGGTGGTTTGTAATCCATTTCTTTCTATGTATGTAAAGTTG